GAGAACGTAGCTTAGTCATAAGAATATCAATAGACTTACGTTCATCTCCATTGTCTTCTTGACCTGATACTAAGATAGATAAGTGATCAAGGAATACCCACTTACATCCTAAACCTTTAGCCATGTATCGTACTCTGCCTAGTATCTCATCGTTAGAGATAGAACCAAAGTGATCAAAGGCAAAGAACCTACCAGTACCCACAGTCTTTTCTTGCCATACCTTTAGCTGATCCCTAGTAAACTGATCTCTAATCTCTTTGATATACAACCTAGCATTAGCTTCGACTGACATGATGTTAAAGGCAGTGTTACGTATGTTTTCTTCCATAGCTAGGACACCAATGTTATCCTTACTATTCACCATAATGTGATGCATAAGCTCACGTATGATACTAGACTTACCCATGCCAGCACCACTAGTAAACGTCACTAGCTCACCAGTACGCATACCATATGTCTTCTCATTAAGAGCAGTCCAAGGATAGAGAACTGTCTCACAAAACTTCTCATCGTATAGGCTATCACCTAGTTCATCTAAGTTTCTAATACCTGCTGGTGTAAAGTCTTTAGCATCCCACCACTTGTCCGAGAACTTCTGTCGTTGATTAGTCTTAAGATATTCATTGGCATCTTTTAGTTCTAACTTAACTATCTTACATTGGTTAGGCTCAAAGAGTGTAGCACATTTCTCTGATGCTTCACGACCAGCCTTGTCATTATCAAAACATAATACTACCTTATCAAACTTACTTAGATAGTCGAGAGACTTCTGACAATTCTCAAAGGCAGATGCTGCACCATTCTTGATTGATACAACAGGCCACTTAGATCCTAGCATCTCATAGGCAGACATAGCATCTATCTCACCTTCACATACTGTAATAAATTTCTGTGGCTTGTTGAATAGATGTTGCCCGAATAGTATGGAGCTAGATAAGTTACCTTCAGACCAGAACTTTTTATTCTGTACCTCTCTAACCTTAGATGCAATGTGGTTACCACTATCATCTACATACTTATAGATGTGGTGAGTTGTCATGTTACCTGTCTTCTTAATCTCTACACCATATCTCTGTGCAGTTTCTTTCTTAATCTTTCTCTCAGGTATGTCAGATAGTATACCTCTAGTCTTGATTGTACCACTAGCAGGATTGCTCATGGGTATTACTCTTGACTCTTGTTGCATATTATTTCCTTTCTTGTAAACTTGGCAACTGTAACAATACGTATGACCATCGGGGTATGTGGCGTTGGCATCACTAGAACCACACTCTTCACATGCACCCATTCGTGCTGTATCAGACATGATAAACTCCTATAGTTTTTTTATAGTATACTTTACATCAGGTGAGTATCCCATTGCAACAGTTAATGAATTACGATACTCAAGTTCTTCTTCAGCTATCTTCTGTGAGCTATATTTTTCAACAACAATATCACCCACATCTTTCTCTAGGATTAATGCCCATTTATTTTTCTTCATATTCTTGTTCCCATAACTCATTAACAAAGCTCACCTTCTCTTCCATGATGTCTTGGAGTTCTATCTTGGCAAAGTGATTTGCTTCAGTCCGATCATACCCTTCATCTTCATACTCACGTAGAAGTCTTTTGAATATAGATCTTCTTTCTCTTTCCCATAAGTTTTTATCCATCTTTCTCTACCCATTTAGTTCTATCAGATAAACCTTGTTCTCTCCTTAGTCTAGCATTATCATCTCGTAGTTCTTGTAACTGTATCTTTAATGTTCTAATCATATTATGTAACTTATTCTCTACTTCTAATTGATTCTTAATCATAGCATACTCCTATTGTTTTCCTTTGTCAACATAAAAGATATGTGATCCTACTCTACCTAACTTAATAAAGGTAGGACTACGTGACCAATGGGGTGACACCTTCCAAGTGTGGTAGTGTGTAGCTCCCATTGTCTGCTCTAACATAACACCTTGTAATATCAGTTCAGATGTATCTATAACTTCTAATAGGGCATCCAACTCCTTATACTTCTCTGACTTACCATCACAATAGTAACTGAACTGACATCTATTTCTTATTAAGTTTCCCTTCCATTTCTTAGCTTGGTGTACTACATCACATACAGTATTAGGATATCTTTTATCCTTAACCCTTTGTAATATAACATTTCCTACAGCTATTTGAGCTACGAATCCTTCTGACCTAGCCTCATGATAGATAGCTTCTACCATACATTCGATGTCATACTCACTAGCTTTAGCTTTATCTATAGTTAAAATAAATGCTATCATAAAAACAAATAACATTAACACATAGTATAATATAAATCTCAATGCAACCTCACAATCTTTGTATCATAATTAAGTTCATCTTCTAAACCTAAATGAGATAGGAATCTTACAGCATCTTCTTCTTTCTTAAACTGTTTAACTTTTAATTCATGTTCGTCTGGTAAGATAGATATGTTTTCTATATCAAGTGGATCTATATCCTCTTGTATTATTATATATGACATTATAATAATAACAATATAGGATATATAAGTGTACCTAAAAAGATTAATACTTCCATGTTATATTCCTCCTACATTTTCTCTCATGATATCATTATGATTAAGTTCTGTCCAATAGATTTCTAATGCTTCAGTCTCTTGATGTGCCATGAACTGATGGTACTCACCTGCTGGTACGATAGATAGGTCACCTGCATTCAGCCATGTGCTATCCACTAGCTTATAGTCCTTCCATCTCTTGATCTCTAGCTCACCAGAGATAACATAGAAAGCATTGATCTTAGATTGATGAGCATGTTTACTACAGTACCCACCTAACTCTATGTTGATACGGTGTATCTCTACGGCTGGTGATTGTAGCAGTGGGATAGTCTGACCCCATACCTTACCTTCTTTAATCATGCAACTTCTCCTGTTTCTAAATCAACATAAGTTAGCTTAACTTGTGGAGCTTTAGATGTTAATAGATTTTCATTTAATTTTCTTTGATTATCTTTAAGTATTCTATGTATTTTTGTACTATCTTTTCTTCTTGATATAGTTTTACATTCTATAAACTGAACATCTCCTTCCATGTTTACAGCTACAAAATCTATTGGCCCTTGATTAGTTTCATCAAATACATAGTATCCTTTAGATACATAATGTTCCATAGCTCTTAGCTTAGACTGTAAGCCTACCCTATGTTTATAAAAATCACTCATTTTCAGTATCCAATTCAAATTCAGATGAGCCACATACAGGGCAATGCTCTGGTGATTCATCACCTTCATGAGCATAGCCACAGTCTACACAGACATACCATTTAGTCATTCTTTATCTCCTTTAAGTAGTTGTAGTGTACTTGATATTCTCCACTGAGCTTCAGATAATTTATGATAGTCAGACATATACATGTCACCTTCCAACTCATGTAAGTTTCTCACAGGACTAGCAACACATCTATCTAACTCTTTAAACAACTCAAGCATAGTAATATCTTCGTGACCCCACTTAACCATTGTCTTTGGTTGCTTTATCTTTTGCATTATCTTTCTCCTTTTGTTTAAGTTTATAATAAGTATCGGGGTTGTCTACAAATACATCGTGGTTGCACATGATACATGAGATAGGTTCCAACCCATCCCAATGTACACAGCCACAGTTACAGCAAGTCCATCTGCTTGGCATCTACAGGCTCCTTTAGTTTCTCTACTGTTAAGGTGTAAGCATAGTCACCATTGTCACTTACATAATCTTCTATAAACTTATACTCTAAATATAAACCAAGATCAATCAATAGTTCATTAGCTTCTTCTATGCCTACTTCAAATCCTTCTGATTTGTAGCCATGATAGCTCTTGTATCTGTCATTAAATAATATCATTCTCCACTCCTTATTATTGCAAAGTCTACACGAAACCCTAATGTAGCTTCGTCATCCCATGTCTCTTCGATAGACCAGAACTCTCCATGAGGTGCTGTATGTAACCACTCTTCAAAGAGTTCTCTTCTTCTTTCATCACTGTCATCAAGTCTTTCTTCAATCATCTTCTTCCTCCTCTACATAAGCAATCTCTACTGATCTTGGCTCTTCTACTGGGTCAATCCATTCTTTGACATGATCCATTATTTCCCTGTCATCTTCGAACCAGTTAATACATTGATCCATTGCTGATGCCTCATCTTCAGCCTCAACACAATGATTTAATTCAAATATAACAGACCTATAAGTCTTTACATTATATGTCTTCATCTTCTTTCTCCACTTCACTAGTAGTAATTTCCATTCTAGATTGTTTGGCTAGTGTATCCAGAGAATCTGCACAGGCAGAATAAACTTCTTCACTATCAAACACAGCCCACTTTTCCCTATGTATACTTGAAGTTGCATATACTATTACCATAATTTATTCCCTTTCTTTTTCCTTTGGATAGTAAACATCTACTATACTCTCACATTTAGGACAACTTAGGTTAGTAACCATGACATAAAATTCATCATCTATATCTTGGTCACCACCCCAAATCAACTCAGTCTTACAATGCCAACAGTTCATTAGATTCCTTTCGCATTAGATATGGATCATAATCTTTTATGATACCAACAAATTGCATACCTTTGCCCTCAAAATCAGACACATCATAAACAATAATATCACAACTCTTACGTACATATCTTTTTAAATGATCATACATTTCATCAAGTGTATCAAATGCTTTATGCCAATAAACTTTTCCATCATACTTATCAATAGAACATGAGTTATATTTTACTTTTTTGTTCACGCTACTAACAACTCCTTCCATGTGTTAGACTCTATCATCTTACGTACCTTCTCTTCTCTGATAGGCTTAACATTATGTAAGGATGATCCTTGCCTAGTCTGACCATGCGTAGACCACCAAGTTGCAGCATTGTATGCAGACCATAGACTACCAGTATCACTCGTACCATACTTATCATAGTTACCTCGACCATGTAAATGTCTAGACTCTTCATCGAATGTTTTCATAAGATTAGATAGCATAACTTTATTAGCTACTTTCTTTCTGGTCACATTGTCAGTACGTCTAGCTATAGTTTTACTAAACAAATCAATAGCTTGTGGTCTAGTAACCTTAGTGTCATACCAAGTACGCATCTCAGTCATACCTTCACCTACTATAAACTCACCAGCATTTTGTATCTTCTTAGCAAACCCACTAACATTAAAGTTCTTTGTGTGTCTACCATAGATGTAAGCCAGCTTGTCACCACTCACCAAAGTATTATAGCACATAGAACGCCATAGTCCAACCATCATATTGTTAGCCCATGTTCTATTCTGAGATGTCCTAAACTTTAACTCTGGTATAACAGTATCAGTAAGTTTACCTATGCTTTGCTCATGTGCTGGGAACTTAGCAGTAAGTTCTATCCTAGCCCCATCATCGTGAACATTAGTTTGAAACTCAGCATTAGTTAAGTCTAACCCCGACATACCAATAGCTTGCTCAACACTATCTACGATGTCCATGTACTGTACAATCTCATAGTTATCAGAGACTATACCTAATGGTTGCTTAGTATCCTTACGTCTAAGACCAACACCTATGTTGGATGGTACTTTGTATTGTGAATGAGTATGACCTTCCTCACCAAAATGAAAGAGGTTAAACTTCTCAACTTCAAAATCTAATATACTATGATCAAACATTATTATCTTCCTTTCTTTTTTGTTTCATTATCTTAACTACTTCTTTACTTCTTTCTTTTCTTACTAACTCTTTATCATTGGTTAAAGAACCTAGTTCAGCAAACCAACTCTCATGTAAAGTTTTAGTATCTCCTAGTTCTCTATCACTCATGTTTATACCTTTCATATCCTTGTTGAAAGTCTTTTACTTCTTCTTTTATTATATCATCTATTTCTTCTACAGTCATGTCTTCATTGTATGTATCTAGTATACCATCTAAGATATGACCATACCAACTATCATTATCTTTTCTTAAGAAGTCTTTGATTTCTTTAGCTGTATTAATTGTCATCACCTATCCTTTCTCTGCTGTAATCTTAGTTGTGTTACCTTGTTCATATAGAACTATCTCATTACGTACACCATCAGTGGCTGTTACTTCAATGGTGATAGCTTGACCCCAATTAAATTCACTAGTCTTAACTTCTACTTTATCTATGTTATGTATATTAATACTATTCATTACTCATCTCCTGTCCAGTTATAAAATTTATCCATAGCCCAAACTTTTGCATCTTCTTCAGTCATGCCCATGTCTAAGGCTTCTTCGTATAGTTGTAGTAGTCTTTCTTTTATGTCACTCATTAGTCAAAGCACTCCCCTCTAGTATACTTTTCATAGGCTTCCTCTCTTTTGTATTGGTTCCACCACCATGCTGGCATGAGGTTATACTTTCTCTCATAATCATTTGACCATTCAAGATAACTTAATACTTCATACTCATCTTCCATAATAACTCCTATGCTTTAATGTTTATTCTCTTACCTAATCTAAAAGATCTATCAATCTCGTAAGCTAGTATTCTCTTATCTAACTTACGAGTTTTGATATACCTATACCTACGCAATATCTTTAAGGGTCTTCGCATTGTATATCCTCTTAGATAATACTGACACAATAGCTTGCACATGTAAAGCAGAAACTTCTAGTCCACCATTCGGGAATCTTTTATCCCACTTCAAACCAATGAACTCACACCAGTTATCCCATAGATACTCTGACGTTCCTATCTTATTACACATGTCAACATATGCTTGAGCTACTGATAGTTGCTTGTCATATGGTGATGACTTGACTAGTCTAAATGTTTTAGGATCAACATTAAACATAGCCTCATTGTGACAATCAATGCACCCTACCTTACCTATGCATAGCTGTAATATAAATCCAGCCTTACGTGTACCAATGTTAGGTATTGAAAAGAGTGTCACCATTTTCTCTGCGTCAGTCATAGTCTCACTGAAGATTGCTTTATGTAATCTTTTATAATGCCTTCTGATATATTTGTATCCAGCATTTTTATGTGTACTATTCAAACACTTAGCCTTTGCACCATACTTCCTAACATCATTCATGTATCTAAGTATTAGAAAGAATGGTGTTCTAATTGTTACAAGTACAAATATCATAGTCCACATTGTAACAATAGGATAGCTACGGCATAACAACTCTATAGTTTTTTGATCTTGTTTAAACATTATTATTTTCCTTTCGATTCTATTTTATAAATTTCTTCTAGTAAATCTTTTTGTTTAGCTAATTTATTTAGATCATGCTTAGTTTTATTTAGTCCTTTCTTAAACTTCTCAAAGTTAAACTCTGGGTTTTCAAAAGCCTGTAACATAGCTTGCTGAAACTGTTGCTTCTTTCTTGTACTATTTTCTAGTGGTGGATTCTTACCTAAATTTCGTAGGCTGTCAAGCCTTAGTAAAGTAAACTCTATATGCTTATCATCTACAATTCTTAACTTACCTTCTTTATATTCTTGTACAACTGGTTGATTTCTTTGACTAGATTTATTATATATAGCTATCATTACACCTGCTGTTACCTCATACTTTTTCATGTGATCTAAGAAATCTCTATAGATTTTTACACCCATTGATGCAAAGTGTTTAGCATAGTATGGTATTTTCCAAGGTTGATTGTAGCTATTAAGTGCTATCATAAGTCTACTTATATCAATATCATTAGGTAGTATTTGAACTGGTATATCATACCCTAATTCTATCAAGGCTTCAGTCCTATGTTGCCCATCTATTATTAGATACTTACCATTAATATATATAACTTTTATAGGATTAACTTCTACAAAGTTACCTAGTTCTATGATACTTTTTTTCATAGCACTGATACAAGTAGATGTAGTTTTTCTACCTTGTACTGGGTGAGATGAAAGCATATCTCTATTCACATAGGGAATTAGTTTAATCTCACTTACTGTTTTTAAATTATCACTCATAGTTTTTCCTTTTCTTAATGTAAACATTATTGTTTTTAATTTAAGTAGTGTATTATTATTAACACTATCTCTGTTGCTAGTATACTTAATGTTATTGTTAAATCTCTCCTTTCTTTTCTCATGAAATCCCTAGACTTAAGCCAGTTATATGACTCATCATATGATTTATTCATAGTATATAATCCTTCATTAAATATAATATAGTCGCACCTATCACACTGATTAATACTATGTTACTCATGTTGCTATCCAGAATAGAAAACCTATACCAAACATTACTGCTAGTAGTATAAACTCAGCTACTCTCGAACTCCACCAAAACTTATCCATGATTTATCCTTCCTTTTCTATAGTTTCACGATGGCTTTCTAATAGATTATATAATGCTATCTCATATATTTTAGCATCATCGTGTAAGCCTTCATGGTGCAAATCATTTGCTATATCGTATGCTTTTAATACTTCTTTCATTATGTCATAGCTCATTTTATATTTCCTCCACAACTTTACGTATTTCACCAGAAATTAAAGATTTTATCATGGCTAATAAACCATGCTCCTCTATATGAACTAATCCTGCATGGTATCCCGTTTGAAATGGTGTATCAGCAGGATCAAACACAAAACCTTGAATGGCTTCCTCAATATCATAAATTTCACCATCTTCTAAGTCTTGAACACACGCATTTATACCTTCCATAACTTCTTCTATAAAACTTTCTCTCATTGTAATGAAAGACATTTGTTATTCTCCTTTGTTGATTAATAATTTGTGCATAAATATAGAGATAACATATTTATATTATCTCTATCTTAATGAACAAACTATACTGGCTAACAATAGATTACACTTGTTGCCAATCAATTACCTTTTCACCGATAGCAAAGCCAGCATTTTCTATTGCTGTTTCTATATCTTTTGCCTTTTCATATATGTAATCTACTACACCATTGTAAACTATGGTTATTCTATATGTATTTTTCATGGTTTGATTGTCCTATTAATGTTTTAAGTTAGGATATTTCTAGTGAAGGCTATCCTATGACCTACCTATGTCTTAAATTTATAGTCGTTTATAGGTTTAACAGTGTTAAATTATCACTCGACTTTTAATATGTGTATAAAAATAGGGATAGCATTTGCACACTATCCCGCATTTATAAACATACTAGGAAGCTATTTCTAATGCTCTCAATTTTAATGCCTCATAATCACCCTTGGGATTTTCTGGATCTATTTTTTCCATTCGTTTTTTCCCTTGAGATATGTAGTTTTCCCATGCTTCCTTTTCTACTTGTGCTTTTGTTTTTGTAAAAATTTTATCACAATCTTCAGACTTAATTTCTTTATCTCTTGAGCTATACCACTCATTACCTTTTATTTGAGCTTCGTTTAACATATAAGAACGCCCATTTTTACGAGGTTTTTTAAATGCATTCTTTTCTTTATCCCAATTTAACGGGGTAAATAATTGTATCCACATAATACAGTCTGACCTTCTCATTCCACTAGACATTGCATTTACTAGTCTAGTAAATTGTGTATGGTCGCCATTGCCTTTACCTAATGCGTGAACAATACAACCAACTAATGTTAATTGTATTTTATTTTGAACATTAGTAGTAGTCTTGGCAATACTTCCGATATTTCTATTAATTTCTTTTATATCCATTTTGTCAATTCCTTATGTTTATTTTCAATTAAGTATTAACTGATTGTTAATACAATCAAGGGAACTAATTAACCATATATCAGTTAATTAATTCCCTTTGTTCTATTAACAAAAAACTAAAAGAAAATTCATCAATATGACATATGTTAAAACAAATAATTATTTACTTAAAATTATACAGTGATTAACTTTTTTATTTATCTTATTCCCTAACTTAATAGGCGATAATTATTATCTAATGTATATAACAATAATTAAGCACAATAATAATTAGTGAATAGAACACCTTTTATTATCGACTATTTATTATTTTAACTATTAATGAATGGCTATATCTTTAAGTGTATAGCCTTACTTAATCCGAATTTTATGGTATCGAATAAACCGCCATTTTATCACTGTATTAGAGCGTTGTATACTTCCGATATGCGTTAGATGGTCAATACGTCTAAATGAATAGTTAGGAAAACTTTGATCTTAGGAACCCGTCCCTTGATCTTATCTAATCCCTACTAGGTATTACTAGCGTTAAATATTTACTAACATATCTAGATATACAATGGATAAAATATAAATGTCATTACAACATTTACAGTATTAACTTAATGAATTGAGACAACATATAACATTATATTTATTATCGTTAACCGCAAGGAATGCTCGCTTTGTTAGGAATGCGTCCAAGTTAATATTTTTTTAGCTAGTCAAGTTTAATGTCCGATAGCAAGACGTCTTTAATATCTGATAATTGTAAACTCCAAAATTTTCAATACATATCTTATTGCATATTGAAAACATATATACAAGTTTTTTATTATCCTTATAACCTATTGATTTTAATAGATAATAATAATTAAATTAGAATAGTTCTAAATTAATATTGCTAACCTATTGAAAACACTAAACAAAATAATTGAATATAATTGAATTATTTTATTATGTATTAAAATCAATAGGTTAGTAGATATGCAAGTAATGCATAATACTAGGGTAATTATACAATATTTAGTTAATTATTAAAATAACGGTAAAAATGGGAATCCAACCTAAAGCCTTTTAAACTATGCTAGGGTAGCAGTAGTAAAAATATATAGTAGGCATTACTAGAAACTAGCATAGCTCTATGGCTCTAATATCGTCATACAAAGGATTTTAATATCATCAAAATTATAAAAAATATCTAATATAAATCATCAAATCCCATATAATGAGAATGTAATATAATGAGAAAACGGCAGAAATAGGATGGTATTATATATAGATATAACCTTTTGTGAGTATCTACATAGGTTAGGAATCATCATCATATGAGATTTATCTATTTTTGAAAATCCCACATAATGAATTAAGGTATCTTTTAAGATTTTTACAAAATCCCACAATATGGGATTACATAACCCCACCGAAAAAAACCTGCGTGTGTCTGCATTGTATATATAAACTAAGAAGGAGGAAAGTCTACCAAATATAAGGGTCAGGATGATAAACCAATCTGCGGCCTACATAGTAATTAAGAAGTAATTAAGAAGTAACTTCTTAGTTACTATGATATATCTTTATTATAATCTATATTATAATTAAATAAATACTAATTAGTACTTGTGAAACTATATAATATAGTGTATAATATATAGTATGGATAATAATATTAATATAGAAGAAAATTTATTAGAACCCTTCCTAAACTTAAAGGGACTCCTCTCACAAAAAGTTGAATATCAATCAAACGAGAACTTCCTTACGTTTGTTAAGCGAATGGCTCCCTCTATTGTGTCTGACTTCAAGATGGGTAATCACATTAGGGTTATCTCCGACAAGCTTCAGGACTTAGAAGAAGGTAAGATCAAGAGATTGATGGTCTTCCTACCACCACGATCCTCTAAATCAGTGATATGTTCTAAGCTATTCCCTGCATGGTACATAGGTAGACACCCAGAACATGAGATATTGACTGTCTCACACAGTGATCAGTTGTCTTCAGACTTCGGCAGGTCAGTGAGGGACGTTGTAAACACAGAAGAGTTCCAGAAAATCTTCAGAGGAGTGCAGTTAAGGAGTGATGTGAGGGCAGCAGGTAAGTGGAAGACCAACCAAGGTGGTATGTATTACGCTGCTGGAGTGAGATCACAGATAGCAGGTCGTGGAGCGCACATAGCAATCCTTGATGATGTCATGTCTGAGGAGGATTCTTTCTCAGAAGCAGGTAGAAGGTACATCAAAGAGTGGTATCCTGCTGGACTACGTACACGTATCATGCCTAATGGTGCAATAGTTATCATTAATACTCGTTATCACTACGATGACCTGTGTGGTTGGCTACTAAAGCAACAGGAAAACATGGGTGACTACGACATTATCCCTTGGGAGGTCATTAAAATCCCTGCATGGCTAGACGAAGACGCAGCAGATCTACTGGATCTACCTGTTGGTGGTAGTTATTTCCCAGAATGGAAGCCAGATGACGTACTCAGAGTAGATGAGAATGAAATTAAAGCTAGTAATGGTAGCAAATACTGGAACTCTCTGTATATGCAAGACCCAACACCAGAAGAGGGTGGTATAATTAAGAAAAGATGGATACAAGAGTGGGTAGAAGATGATCCACCTACTTGTGACTTTGTAGTTCAGACATATGACACAGCATTCTCCACCAGAACTACGGCTGACTACTCTGTAATCCAGACATGGGGCATATTTCACATGTATGATGAAGATGAAGCTGGATATGAAAGCTATGCACCCCACCTAATCCTGCTTGGTAACATCAAAGGTAGGTTTGAGTACCCAGAACTACGTAAGCTTGCACAGCAACTGTACAATAGCAACAAGCCTGACGTATGTATGGTAGAGAAGAAGGCTAGTGGTCAGTCATTGATACAGGATATGAGAAGGTCAGGACTACCAGTGATGGAATACACACCAGATAGGGATAAGGTATCTAGAGTATATGCAGCTTCACCCATCCTAGAAGCAGGAAGACTATGGATACCCAAGAATAAGAAGTGGTCAGAAGATCTCATAGAAGAACTCATACGATTTCCAAATGCTGCTCATGATGATCAGGTAGATGCCATGACAATGGCTATACACTACATGAAAGAATCATGGCATCTAACTCACCCTGATGATCCTGACTTTGAGGATGGTCCTAAATCTACTAGAAGTACCTATTGGACTTTTTAGTTTGGGATATTAACTTTTCTGTGTTATAATATACGCAGGGACTCAAAGGGGAAAGTATGTCAGAATCATATAAAACAGCTTTACAAGTATTACAGAATAAGTTAGGTGACTTAGATAGTCCTTTAAATATTCTACGTAAGTTTGGTTTACCTGTACCTAATGCAGAACAAACAGCTACAGTTTTAGAAACAATTAGTCCTGCTGCTGATATCGAAGAAATGATTACAGGTTCAGAAGAATTTTCTAAAGGTGATTATATATCTGGTGGTGCTAAAATGCTTGGCGGTCTTGCTGGAGTTTTTGTTCCCGGTTCAGCTAAGATTAGATCTACTGGTAAAGCAGTAGGTAAAAATATAGATGATCAACTATTAAGATTAAAGTATACTAATCAAGAAAAAAGTAATGTACTGGGTGGAACATTTAAACCTATAGTAGGAATGGGTAAAAGAGGTCCTATAGAAGGAGAAGATTTATCTAATTTAAGTACATCTCGTATAGAAATAGAATCACCTCCCGGAGCAGTAGGGAGAAGAAATGCTAGAATGGAAGTTTCTGATGATGTTAGTATAGATACTCCATTTGGTACTATATCTGATGATGCTATAGAAGTTAAAGCAAATTTAATAGATAAAAAAGGTAATTGGGATTGGGTAGGAAAAAAACCTAAAGATTATAAAGATAATGATTTTTTAGTTGCCCTTCAAGGAGAAAAACTAAAAAAGGTTTCTCCTGAAGGAATTACAGATCATGTTTATACTCCTAAAGTAATATATGAAAAAGGTGGAAAATTATCTACATATGATAGAAGAGCAGCTAGAGTACAAGGACAACCTTTAGAAAGAACAGATAAAATATATAATTATCTTAAAAAAAAGGATAGTAATAAAGATTATGCTAGAGAAATGTTTAATAAAGATTATAAAGATTTAGCTACATTAGAAAAAGAACTAGTAAAAAAAGCAAAGAGAAAAGAAAGCTCAAGACTAGATAATACACTTAGAGGTCCAAATCCAAAGGGAAGGCCCACAACAATAGGTGTACCTATATTTGGTAAAAAAATAGGAAGTATACGTAAAGGTAAAAAAGGTAAAGTACATCCAGTTTATGATCAGATTATTATGAGAGAAGCAGGAGGGCAAGTAATGCCAATGCAATATGGTGGTGGATTGTCTGACGCATACTCAACACTGTCTGACCGTAGGCGAAATCAGAACATGTACGGTATGGGTGATGCACCTATGCAGCAAATGCCTTCACAGATGAGCAGTGTCTTTCAAGATCCTATGGAAGCTTCAGCATTCTCTCCAGTAAATATGGAACAGGGTGGTGATATTGTAGTACCACAAGAAAGAATGATTAATGATCAACCACATGAACTCTCCTATATAAACCCACAAGAAGCTGGACTACTTAAAGCTCTAGGTGGTAGTGGTCGTAGAGTAGATGGTATCCCTGCTTATTTTTCAGGAGAAGAAGGTACTGACATGGATGATGATATTGGTGAATCTTTTAGTGGTGGTGATGCTACTGACTCTGGAGATATGGGAGATGGTAACTTTGCTACAGATCCCGGTCTAGCTCAAGGTATAACTGGAGTAGCTCCTTCTACACCTAGTGAAGAAGATGATTATAGTACATATGCAACATATGGAATACTTGGAGATA